TGACGCATATTCTCGCGCATCTGCTCGTTGTCGTCGTTATTGATAATGATGTAAGGCATAATGTTTCAGTGTTTTAGTCGGACTTCTTCGTCATTTCTTGAACTCGCGGATGATCTCAAGAATCTCATCGAGTTTCTGTTCGGTAGCATCCTGCCTGTCCTTGAGGTCTTTAATCGTCCTTGCCTGTCGCTTTTCTTCCGCATAGCGTGGATTTAGCGTTTCAAGCATCTTCTCGCTCTCGGTGATAACCGCTTTGTGGTAAGGAACCTGCTCGATTGCTTTCTTCGATGTCTGCAACATCGCGTCCACAGCCTGCAACATCGCCTCACGGCTTCCGCTGAACGTATTGTCGCCCCTTGAGGCGATTTCGATGTTCATGGGCAGTTCAGCGAACTGCTCGTCTTTGCCGTTAACGGTAACCATGATGTCGATGACCTGCTGCTGTTGCGCAAGCAGACCGTTCATCACGCCAGGGGTCTGCATTTGGTACTTCGCCCTGGGCTGCGACTTACTCTTGACGACACCTACATCAAGCGTAGGTTTCTCACCTTTGCGGAGAATGTAGAACGGATTGCCCTCTGTTAAACTGTTGAAATCCATAGTTAATTTGTTTATTGTTTGTTAGTCACTTGGTTAAGCGGTAGCCACCGACATGAGTTGGAGAATACCGTTGTACCTGTCATTGAAAACAAGCAGTACGCCCGTTCCAGTGATGTCGCCAGCGGTCACTTGTGTGCCGTTGAACGTGGTCAGGTTGCGGGTCGTGCCGTTCATGGTCAACGTGATGGGCAGTGTCGCCGTTGTTCCCGTTGGAATCGCATTGGCAATCCTGACGGTGAAATAGCCGACAGGCTGCAAGCGATGGAAACCCAGCGCAAAGTCCACTGCATCCGTTCCGACCGTCACATTGGTAGTGGCGATGTAAGGCGCTCCGTTGACGTTAGTTATTACATTGAAACATCCCATGACTTAAAACATTACGTTGTTGCCAAAGCCATTGCCGTAAAAACCGCCATTCACATAGGGTGTGGTGTTGACTGCGGTCAACTGAGGCCATTGAACCGGCACAGTCGAAGGCATCTTATCAGCAATCTCGGTCACCTTGGCCTGCAAGGGAGCAACGAGTCCGTTGACATAACCCGTGATGGCTGCGGTCTGGTTGGCGTTGTCAATCTGTCCGCGCAACTGGGTGATGATGTCGGCCTGCGTGTCAATCTTCGACTGCAACTCACGCTCCTTCAAGGCGCAGAACTGGTCGTTCATCGCAACGGTCTGAGCGTTGATGGCCTGCATCAAAGCATTGGCGTTGCGGTCAGCCTGCGTTTGTAGGGCATTCGTCTGCTGACACATGGCCAACTGGTTGTCGCAGCAGCACTTGCAAAGCTGACTTGCAAGACTTGCATCACCACTCTGGATGGCGTTGATGATTTGAGGAACACTCACTGCGTTCTGCAACGCGAGGGTGTTGAGCGCGTTCTGCACGTTGGTGACACCAGCATTGACCAAATTGAAGTCCTGGCCGATGGTTGTTGCGAGGTTCTGGATAGCGCTGCGGCTTGCCTCGCCCTGCGAGGTGATGGCGTTCATGACCAGTTCACGACCGCTGTCGTTGGAGATCATGTTGCCGAGGTATGCGGTGCCTGCGTTGCCGCCGCCCATAAAACCATTACCCCAGCCGCCGTTGCCCCAACCGAACATCGAGGCGATGATTGCGAGACCGAACAAATCAGCGATGCCGTTCATGCCGTTTCCGAAACCGAAACCGCCACCATTGAAACCACCGATAGGAATTGAAAAAGGAATGTTGCTACCATTGTTGCTGCCGTTGTCAGGCAACTGATAAATTTCAGCCATTGTTTGTGTTAGATTTAAAGTTTGTGTTAGTTAATTTGTCTATGCGCATCGACATGGCAAAATTACCACACCAAACCCTATATCGTAACATAATCCTTTGTCATTTCACTGCACGTTTTTGGCAGTTTTGACCCATCTTTTTGACCACTTTAAACACTTGACGCTCACACACTTTATACCTGCAAGAAAGTTTTGCGACAATGTAACTTGTCTTATTGCCTTCGGCTTTCATCTGCATGTAATCGTTGTATAAATCAAGCCATTTGTAGTCATCGGTCTTAATGCCGTTTTTGTGCAGTCTTTTCAGCAGTTCGCGGTTAAGCGACACAATATCATAGACGGTCATTGTTCTTTTTCGACAGGAACTTTCTCGCCAGTGTTCAATAACTTGTTGAGGTCGAAACCCCGCTCTTCTCTCGCCTTCTTGCGCTTCTTCCACTTCTCGACAGCCGCGTCAAGTTTCTTCGGGTCGGAAACCCAGCCTGGGTCGCCTGGCTTCTTGCCTTCGTTAGGGTCGTGCCTCTTGTAGAGCGTTAACGGGCAATCTGCCATCATTAACTGTATTTGAGCCGCAGTGCAACCCCAATAGTACTCGTACATAGGCACTCTCCAAAAGCCGAAGTAATCCCTCGGCATCACGAGCCACTGGAGTTGCTTTCGGTCTGCGAACGCTGCGCCATACTTAGTTCTTGAAGGGTAGCGTCTACTTCCTTCGCTCTCATCCTCATCAGCGAATCCCTCGCCTCGGTCAAGGACATGATAGTCCTGTAGTACTGCATCAGCGGAACTTTTTTTTTGCCGATGTCGAGGATAGCGTCTAACTGGATGTTGTCGTACTGACGGATGTAGTAGAACCATCTCCAACGGAACCAGTACTTGAACTTGACTGACCAGTAGCCGTTGAGCGTGATGATGGCCGCTGCTTTGCAGGCCAGCTTGCAGTCCTGCAAAATCTCGTCAAGAGCGTCAATGCCCGACGACTTGACATTATCGGTTTTGCCTGCCTTAATCAGCAGTCGGGTGAGTTTCTCCAACTGCCCGTTCTTGAGCCAGCGCACCTTGTATTTCTTACTCGTGCGGAGAACCTGCACCTCGGTGGGGTCATTGTTGATAAGCGAAAGCAATGTCTGCTGCGCGTCGATGGTCGGTTGCTCAAGCACCTGCTCTGGAATTTCCTTTTTATTCATGTGATTAAATTAATAAGGGCAATGGCAGTCAACCCACCACTGCCCTTGTTGTTGCCGTGAACCTTGAAGTACTCGATTGTGGAATTTCCAAATTAGCCGTTAGAGGTGGTGGTGGTTGCAATATCCAAGATACCGAACGCGCCGTCACCAGACTCGGAGAGCGAACCACTCAGCACAACGCAGAGAGGCTTGTTGCTGCCGTCGAAGGTCACCTGTGCGGTAAGTTTTGCCTTCTTGACGTAGAACAAACGCTGCTCGGTGTCATCGAGGATGAGCAGACCGAGCTCAACGGACTTCTGCGCAGCACCAAATGACTTGCCGCTTGCGATAGCGGTTACAATGTTTGGGGTCTTCAACGCACCGACAGGCAGGGTGATCTGCGTGTCAGCACCTTCCGAACCGAAACACAACTGCATAATCTGCGTGTCGTGGCAGGGAATCTCGATGCTCAACTCGGTGTCACCAGGGGTGAACGTGGATACCCAGTCGGCGTTCAAACCATGAACCTTGAAGTGCTCGATTGAGGGAGCACCAGTGTCGAAACTGAAACCGCTATCCTCGGAGCAGGGGAACTCAAGCAAAGTCTTGTTCTCTGCAAGAGACAGAGTGAAGCCGTTTGCTGCAGAACCGCTGAAAGTGAAACCACCTTCAACGGCGAAAATTGCGCTAATGCCTTCAAAGACATTGGGCTGCAAAGACGCTTTCTTTACAATAGTTGAATCTGCCATAGTTTTAATCGTTTATTTAAGATTTGATCGTTCTTAATTTGAATGTGATTTGCGTAACCTGATAGCCGTAACCGTCACTTCCTTGCATCAAGATTGCGGGATTTGACGCTTCTACGGCATCGCCGACAATAGGGAACAAGTCGAGCACTTGCTGGACAAGGTTGGATTGCGCGTTGACATTCATGGTGCCATCGGTCTTGGCTTTGCAGAAAACGGAAATCAAGCCGTTTGAGCCAGAGCGGAAACCAAGCCCGCCCTTTACCATTCCGTAAATCTGCGCTGGCAAGGAAACGACGACGAACTGCGTCACTTCCGATTTCAACGATTTCGGACGCTCAAGATAGACTGGCTTGCCAGTTTTCTCCGCTGCGTTTACGAGGTCGTTAAAAATCTTATATAGAAATGTGTCGTTCGCCATTATGATTTCCTTACGAGTTTTAGCCAAAATACTCCAACCTTCTCTGCGTGGGTGTAAGTGTCAATGATACCAGTCGTACCTCTTAAATTCTCAATGTAGTCCGCATATTCTACTGGATATGCGACTACGATGTCAAAAAGGTTTTTCCCTTTAGGCTTGTAAGAATTAAAGAAGATTCGCGCATCATTTTCACCCCATCCTTTGTCAGTAATAATTTTTGCTCTATAGGTACTTACGTCCTTTTCGTAGTCTGGATCAAAGTCATACCTTTTACTGTATTTTTTGTTCGCAGACATCTTGACCTGGATTGCCTTCGGAATGAATTGCTCAGACGCATAGTATGCAGTCAGTGGCTGTCTCTCCTTATACAAGCATACAACTATCGAGTTGATAAAGTTGCCAGTAAAGTTGTGCGCCCTTTCATTTCTTTTTCTGTAATCAATAGCAGCCCAGCACAAGTCTTGGCAGTAATCCCTGCACCGCCTCTCCACCTCGTCGATTATCTTCTTGCGGTAATCGTCGATAGCGTCAAGTATGTGCTTGTTAGTTGCGGACATACTTCCAAAGGATGTGAGTACCCAAGTTGCTCGGTCGCTTGTCAACGACAAGCCCGTATTCCCTATACCCGTAGCGTTGCAGTATCACCTTGTCACCTTCCAACGGAATGGTTTCTTCCGTCCACTCGTCCTGCTTTGTCGGCAAAGAGAGCCAGCGGTACGATGCGTTAACATCGCCATTGTCGGAAACGGTGTCACGGCTGTAACCCCTGCAAACACCTCTGTAGATTACCGTCGCCCCTTCGCCAGCACTGGCACAAGGGCAATCGCAGTCCGAACAGGCGCATCCGATGCAACACTGACCTACCTCGTCGGACATAGCATCCGACACGATGGTCTGGTCTTCCATCGGACTTACCTCCGCGAATCGGATGATTCTACAGAAGTGCGGAAAGCGGGGATTGTCAACTGCCATGACGTTACGGATGTCTGCGGATTTTACGGAAACCAGTACCCTTAAAACCCCATTTGCCGCCTGCGACATCTGCGAGTTCATCCTCGATACCCCACTTTGCGAGCAAGGCGCGAGCCAAGCGCAAGAGATTGCTCCTGTCGGAGTAAGTCCATGCGCTCGTACTCTCCGAGTGTTCCCAGTCGCCATCCCTGTCGGTGACCCTCTGCGACGACCCCGCGCCTGGGGCGAGATAGAGGATGAGGTAAGCGTAAATCAAGTCACGCTGACGCTCATCCAAATCCCACTGCGAGGCTTCGGGATCAACGCCTGTCTTGAAAAGGATGTTGGCGATGATGGTTTCAGTGACGTTAGCACCAGGGAAAAATCCGTTGATGTAATCAATCACAGTCCTGTTTTCCGTTGCCATAGTTGTTATCTCAGGTCACGTTTGCGTAAATTTACGACTCAGACCATACGGTAACAATACCGTAATCGTTCACGTTGTTGAACACGGGACCAGCGTAGAGTTCGCAGTCCACGATGTTCATCATGGGACGGTCATGCCATACATCCTGCACGGCGATGCGACCCTCAACCAGAGTGGTGCGCACGCTGTCGTTGTGTGCGCCGAGGGATGCGCGGTCAGCGAGGATGCTGCGCATACACTTCATCTCAAAGGGCTTGTAGGAGCGGCTGCAAGCGGCCATGTTGTGTACATCGAACGCGGGTGCGTCGTTGACGGGCTTGCCGTCTTCCTCATGGCGGGTCTTGAAATCAATCACGTCGAAAGGCCAGATGCCCATCTCGTCGTGCATCCATGCAAGCAGGTCGCTCTTGACAACCTTCACATCTTGAGGGTTGTAGAAGTTCTTGCCAGCCTTGTAAGCGGCAGTCACTGACGGATGCTTGAGAATGTTGTCCAGCAAGGCCTTTGAAATCTTCCAGTGGTCAACGCCGAGCGAAAGAGTGTCGGTGAAATAAGACTGGAAGGTCATAAAGTCCTCGATGGGGTCTGCGCTGGTGTTGGCAGTGCCGTTGGTGTTGAACCACTCGGAGCCAGAAGTGGGCGCGGTGAAGTTGGCATCGGGAATCTGGAAGTCGAAATCGTAGCGGAAACCATCAATGGCAACATCGTGGATACCACCAGTCGAAAGCGCCTGCAAGGTCATGTACGACAACTCGTTGTGTACGCCACCAAGCATGTTGCCTGAGTTGTTGATGAATGCGTCGATAAGCGACTCGCCGAAAGTGAGGTCGTTGAGCTTTGCGATACGGCGCAACTCAATCATATCATCCTCAGTGATGCTGAAGCCGTGACCAATCTTGGGCAAGGTACCTCCGTAGGTTTCCCAACCCTGGGTGCTGCGCTGGGGCTTCTCGGAATGAGTACCCAAAACGCTTGCACGAACGAGGATAGGAGTCTTCTTCACTCCCTGCTTCCACTCGCGCTCATTGCTGGGAACACCCCAGTCTGCGTAGCGACGCCAGATGGCATCGTTGTACTTTGCGTTCACGTTGTCAAGGACAACACCGAAACTCTCTGCGTTAATGTAGTTGTACAGACCACCAATGGTGAAAAGATTCTTGTCGATCATCTTTTAGTCCTCCTTTCTTTACTTGCGGTTAGAGAAACGGAAGAAGCAGCCATTGGCGAGTAACGCGGCCTTGAGACTGTCAGTCAGAGGCGGCATACGGCGCTCAAGCACGGGCTTCTCCATGCAGTTCCAGATGTAGTCAACGTCCATCGCCGTAGCGTCGGGGTCAAGCACGTTGTCACGATAAGTCAAGCCGTTGGGAACGACCTTGACCTTCTTGGTGGTTCCGTCGAACTCGGCAAGGATGTCGTTCGCTGCGATGAAGGCGGTACCGCCAGACGCAACGGCATCAACGGAAAGAACATCGTAGCCAGCATTGCTGCTGTCGATTGCGGTAACGGTAGCCACGTTTGAAACGGCAGTGCCGAGGTTTGAGCCTACAACACCGAGTTTCATGCCGACCTTTGCGGTGGTGCCGTTCTCGTGCTTCTCAACGGTGATGGTCTTGGTCGACGAAGAACCGTCGACACTGATGACCTTGAACGTGTAAAGAGGCACGATGGTGCGAGCCTGCTCGTCAGCATACACGGGAGTACCTGCCGCCAGTGCGTTGCCATAAGTGGGCATGTCATCGAGGTCGATGCTGAAACCGCCAACGGCAACGATAGTGTGACCCTCGAAACACTTGCGGACACCGCCGAAGTTCGAGCTCCACTTCACATAATTGTTGATTGTTCCTCTCATGTTAACTTGTTTACTTGTTGTGTGTTACTTAAAGTCTTTGCTAATTTCGGCAGCATAGTTCGCGTTGCGCTTGTTTTCCTCTTTGAGTTTTTCAATGCGCTCTTTCACGAAATCCGCGCTGCCACCCGTGCCGCCACTATCACCGCCGAAGGGTTTTCCTCCGTCGCCGTAGTAGCGCTTGTAACGCTTCTCGTAGGCGTCAATCGCCGACTGCTTGAGTTCGTCGAACGTGGGTTTCTCTCCGTATTCGAGGTCACCCAAAGCATCGTCAACGCAAGCCTCGTTGTTGGCCTTGAGGTCAATGAGGTGCTTGCGGAGTTGCGCCTTGACACGGTTCATGGCCTCGGTCTTCTCCCTGTCGGCCTGTGACTTCATGAAGTCGGTGACGGTCTTCGACAACTTGCCGATTTCTCCCTCTTCGCC